GCTTCATTCTCTCCTAAAGATATGATGCTAAACGAAGCCAAGCAATATATGGCAACTGAAATTGCTCGCTTGATGAACGTTCCTGCATATTACATTTCAGCGGATCAGAACAACTCAATGACATACGCAAACGTTCAAGATGAACGCCGTCAGTTTGTATCACTATCTCTACAACCTTATATTTCCGCAATCGAATCACGTTTATCAATGAACGATATAACACCTTCAACGCAATACGTTGAATTTGATTTAGATTCAGGCTTCTTGCGTGCTAACCCAATGGAACGTCTAAACGTAATTGAGAAGATGTTGAATCTTGGTTTGATTGACGTTCAGCAAGCAATGGCAATGGAAGAACTATCACCGAACGGGAGTTCAAGTGCAACTAACCTTCAGTAGCGATATAGAGTGCGATCAAGGTCGCAGAATCATCTCTGGCAAAATTGTTCCCTACGATGGCGAAATCGGGCAAACCTCGGTGGGCGCTGTTGTATTTGAAAGAGGAAGCATCCAACTACCAGAACCAGGTAAGTCAAAACTATTATTAGAACACGATGCCAAGAAGCCAATCGGCAAAGCCGTAAACTTCAATGAAACAGCAGACGGCGTTTACGCATCTTTCAAAGTCTCCAACACTAGCCGCGGAACAGACTCACTAATCGAAGCATCAGACGGCCTTCGTTCAGGGCTTAGTGTTGGAGTCGAAGTTTTAGCATCACAACCGCGTAATGGCGTTTTGTATGTTCAATCAGCACGCTTGTTTGAAACAAGCCTTGTGCAAGCAGCTGCGTTCGATTCGGCAGCAGTAACTAGCGTTGCAGCATCAGCGGCAGAAACCGAAGATGAAGCACTAACCGAAATCCCACAATCAGAAAGTGAGGCCATCTTGGATACTCCAGATGCCGTAGCACCTGAGGCTGTAGTAGAAACCCCTGCGGTTGAAGCCTCACGCCCAACAGTAACAGCAGCGTTCTACACAGAACCACGCTTAGAGTTCACAAAGGAAAAATTCCTAGAGAACACAATCCGCGCACAATTCGGCGATGATGACGCACGTCAATACATCAAAGCAGCAGGCGCATCAACAACAAACAACGCTGGTCTTGTTCCAACACGTCAGCTAACAGAAGTTATCAACCCACTAGCAAACGCAGATCGCCCATTTATTGATGCGCTATCTTCAGGCGTATTGCCAGATGCAGGAATGACTTTTGAAATTCCTAAGATTACAACAGTTCCAACAGTTGCTGCGACAGCTGAAGAAGGAACACCATCCAACACAGTAATGGCTGACTCATACCTTTCAGTATCAGTAAACAAGTATGCAGGACAACAGACATTCTCAGTTGAACTTCTTGATCGTTCTTCTCCAGCGTTCTACGCTGAATTGGTTCGCAATATGGAATTTGCTTACGCAAAGGCCACAGATGCAGCAGTTGCAACAGCAGTTGTAGCAGCAGCGACAGATGGCGGAAACCGCACAATGTCAGCAGCTAACCTTCTTGACTTCGTATCAGATGCCGCAGTATCAATCTACTCAGGCACACTAGGATTCGCGCAAAACATCGTTGTATCTCCAGATCAATGGGGCGCAATTATGGGTCTTGTTGATTCAACAAACCGCGCTATCTACACAGCAGTATCACCAGTAAACGCAGGTGGTAACGCTTCACCAGTATCACTACGCGGTAACATCAACGGCCTAAACCTTTATGTTGATCGCAACCTTTCAGGCACAGGCGATGGCACAATCGTTGCCCTAAACCCAGAGTCATACACTTGGTATGAATCACCAACATTCAAGTTGGAAGCAGCGGTTATCGCTTCAGGTCAAATCAACGTGGCTTACTACGGCTACGGCGCACTAGCAACTAAGGTTGCAGCAGGCGCATACAAGTGGATGGTTGCATAACTAACACTTTGAAATAGTGTTGAAGGGGCTTTGTAGCCCTTAGCCCCTTCAATTTTCATTAGAGAGGAAATTATGGCAGCCACATACGTTACCGAAGCCGAACTGCGCACAGTTCTAGGTATTGGCACTCTCTACGGCTCAAGCGTGGTAGAAGAAGTCTGCCAAGCAGCTGAGAACATCATTAAGGGCTATCTATGGTTCAACACCACACCAAACGTTGCTCACAGCAACACAGCCAGTCCAAACGCTACTGGCACACTTTATTTTGACACACCACACCCATTTTACGTTGGGGAAACAGTAACAATATCTGGCAACGGATCAAAACATAATGGCAGCAAAACAATTACAGCCAAAGATGTTTACAAGATTACTTACGCAATATCTGGCAATAACATAACTGAAACTCCTTACCATCGCGTTGCACCTTACGGCGCAGTTGCTGATGAAACCTACGTTGATTTCAGCATCGTGCCTGAAGTAAGAGAAGCAACAACCCTAATTGCCGTGGATATCTGGCAATCAAGACAACTTTCAAATGCTGGTGGCGTATCACCAGACGGATTTACACCTTCACCATATCGTATGGGCAACACACTACTTGCTAGAGTTCGTGGTTTGATTGCGAATTATCTAAATCCTAATGGGCTAGTCGGATGACAGTTGCCGTTACAACTCTCCGTTCTACCATAGCAACGGCTTTAGATAATCCAGGGGTTTGGTCGGTATTTTGCTTTCCGCCGGCCAGCCCACTGGCCTTCAGCGTGGTTGTAGAACCTGATGATCCATATATTGCACCAAGCAATAACCAGCACAACACAATTAGCCCAATGGCTAACTTTAGAATTAAACTTTATTTACCTTTGTTAGACAATCAAGGTTCATTACAAGATATCGAAACCTTTATCGTTGGCGTGTTTAATAAACTAGCAGCGTCATCCCTAACCTATAATATTGGCTCCGTGTCTGGGGTATCAGTTGATACAACTGCTGGAGACCTTCTAACGTGTGAAATGCGCGTTAGTATTCTTACGAGTTGGAGTTAATATGTCCGATCTAACACCAGAGGATTTGGCTTTCTTGAAGAAGATCGGTCAAATCGCGCCCACCCCTAAAGCACCAGCCAAGAAAGACGAGGAATAAACAATGGCAATTTTTCTAAACAATAAAGTTGGCTTCAAACTTGCAACAGTTGATTTATCAGATCACGTTACATCGTTCACACTAAATCGCCAAATGGATCAAATTGAGGTAAGCGCAATGGGGGATACCGCACATAAATTTGTGTCTGGGCTCTCATCTGACACCATCACAGTATCATTCTTGAACGACACAGCAGCAGGTTCAGTTCTTGCTACACTTCAGGCTGCATACGGCACAACAGTTGCTTTCTCAGCAGTTCAAGATAAGTCAGCTTCAGTATCAGCAACAAACGTTCTTTACACAGGAACAGTTTTAGTTGATAACATTACTGACATCAACGGCGCAGTAGCAGATGAAGCAACGATTGACATCACCTTTACCTGCAACAGCAAGACAGCAACAGCAACTACAGGCACATTCTAAACAACTAAAGAAAAGGGCTAAAAATGGCAAAGTTAAGAATAGTAAGGGTGGATGGTAGCGATACCACTCACACAATCACACCAGCGATTGAGTTCGCTTTTGAGAATTATGCTAAAAAAGGCTTACACAAAGCCTTCCGTGAGGATGAGAAGCAGACCGATGTTTATTGGCTTGCTTGGGAATGTATCCGCAGATCGGGAGAAACAGTTAAGCCTTTCGGCGCAGACTTCTTGGATACGCTGGTTCGTGTGGAAGTTCTTGATGATGACCCTTTGGACTAAGTAGGGATTCCCTTCACTATCTCATCGCACGAATGAGTTTAGAAACGGGAATTCCTGCACAATCCTTCATAGAGATGGATGTGCGAATGTTCAAAACTTATTTAATGGCTATGAAAGACCGCGGCAAGGAGATGAAGGATGGCAACCGAACTAAAAGGTTATAGCCAACTTCGTTACGCGCTTAAAAACTTTGAGCCAGATTTAGGCAAAGAATTACAAACTCAAATGGCTTTAGTTCTAAAGCCTATTGTTAGACGCGCTCGCGGTTATATTCCAGCTGACTTTACGCCTTCTCACTGGCGTGCTGATACGAAGACTGGTAAATGGCCAATATACAACGCACAACTAATGCGCCGTGGAATTGGTTACAAAACCACTCCTGCTAAGCCAAACCGCCGTGGATTTTCCTATGCAGCTTCTATTCATAATAAGACTGCTTCAGGTGCTATCTTTGAAACTGCTGGCCGTAAAAATCCTAATGGTATGCAGAAAGCACCTAAGGGCACGCCAAGAACCAATAAGAATTTCAGCCATTCAAATAACCCAAATGCAGGTTCTCAATTTATCAATGCCCTTAATAATGCAAGTCCATTAAAGCAGGGCAATACACGCACAGGTTCAGGCCGCCGTGGTCGCTATATGGTAGGCCGTTTAATCTTTCGTGCTTGGGCTGAGGATCAAGGCAAAGCCAATGCTGCAATCATTAAGGCTATTGAAGGCGCAGCCGATAAATTTAGAGCGAAGGTAGGTTCTTAATGACAACTAATTTAATGGTTGGTATTGGTGCTGACTATAAAGGCAGACCAGCATTCAAAAAAGCTGAAAAAGACATCTTTGGTTTAAGAAGTGGCGTTAAGTCTCTGGCTAAGGCTTATGTTGGTTTGGCAGGTGCGCAAAAGGCTTATCGTTACTCCGTTACATCAGTTCAGGCTTTTGCTCAAGATGACAAAGCCGCCAGACAACTAACCCAAACTGTAACAAACTTAGGTTTATCCTATGAAGCAACAAATATAGCCAATTTTATAGCAGGACTGGAACAAACTTACCACGTTGCCGATGATCTACTTCGCCCAGCATTTAGCAGTTTAATCAAAGTAACACAGTCATACACAAAATCTAAAGAACTATTAACAGTTGCTCTTAACGCATCTGCTGGTGCAGGCGTGGATTTGACAACGACAGTTCAAGATTTATCACAAGCATACGTTGGCAACCTCAAAGGACTTAAAAAGTATAATTTAGGTTTGACCAATGCTGAACTTGCCACAATGACATTCCAGCAAATTCAAGATAAGTTGAACTCAACCTTTATTGGACAAGCATCTTTAGCAGCTGAAACTTATGCTGGAAAAATAGATGCATTAACTATTGCTGCTGGTAACGCTAAAGAAATTTTTGGTAAAGGTTTAGTTGATGCAATCAGTTCAGCCTTTGGTGGTGGCGATATTGACAAAGCGACAGCCAATATGGAAAAGATGGCTGGATATGCAGCTGACTTTGCTCGTGCTATTGGAACTTCATTAAAATATAGCGGTGCATCCTTAATCGGAAATATCTTTGGTGCTTTAGGCAAGAAAAGAGC